TTGGCCCCATCATCCTATTGGCGATCCTGAGAGCGAAGCCAATGCCGTGGATAAACGCCTGAAGAACGGGTCCACGACTCTGTCGCAGGTCTATGCCGAGCAGGGACTGGACTTCGAGGATCACATTGCTGAGATGGCTACAGACTACGGTCTGAGTGTTGATCAAATGCGTGAGACGTTGCGGATGAATCAGTTCGCGATCGTCACGCAGAACATGGCAAACATCAACACCGCGACTGAGCCGGAACTTGACGACGACATTGACGACGCTGAGGAACAGGAGGATGTGCAGGCTGCCGTAAAGGTTGATCTGCGACCGACTGCTGGCATGGCTGCTGCTGCCAAGACCGGTTTGCGATTGCACAAGGAAGGTCGTTCTGGGAAGGGGCTGAAGCCGGAAACTGTTGCTCGTGCCGGGAAGATCTCTCGGCGTGAAGTGCTGACCGAAGATCATGTGCGAGAGATGGCGGCATGGTTTGCTCGACATGACAAGGCGAGTCGATCACCGGGCTGGAATACCAAGGGCAAGGAAAAGCCGGGTTGGGTCGCATGGAGTTTGTGGGGTGGGGACGCGGCCAAGTCATGGTCGCAGGCCAAGGTTCGGCAGATGGACGGTGGCGAATGAAGATCTTGAAGAACATTGTGATTCAGGCCGAGCAGGCAACTGTCGAGGCTGGTGCGGAAGAGGGGAAGCGTCCTCGGTTCGATGTGATTGCCTACAACGGCGGTCCATTGAGTGTCGGCGGATATGACCTCCCGATTGTTCTTGATCTGTCTGGTCTCGAGCAGGGGCGGTCGGTGATCGCAAATCTGCACCACAAGAAAGACCAGTTGGTCGGTCACGTTGGGGCTGTCGAGAACAATGGGCGCACTCTGCGTCTTTCCGGGGAAGTCAGTGCGGTTTCGCAGGCGGCGACTGAGTTTGTTGATTCTGCCAAGAACGGTTTTCCGTGGCAGGCCAGCATCGAAGCGAAGCCATCGAAGGTCGAAGAAATTCCAGAGGGGCGAGCGGTCGTTGTGAATGGCCAGTCCATTCCCGGGCCGGTGTATGTCGCCCGCAAGAGTCGTCTGTATGGGGTGGCGTTCCTGCCGCATGGCGCGGATGAGAATACCACGGTTCAGTTGGCTGCCTCGGCAGTCGAATTTTCGCACACGAAAGGTGCAAACATGCCATTCGACAAATGGGTCGAGGCGATGGGATTCGATTCCGAGTCCCTGACTGATTCGCAGCGCGAAAAGCTGCAGGCCAAGTTCAACGCCGAGGTCAATGCCTCTGCGGTTGAGGACAAGCCCGTGGAGGCTCCCGTGTTCGACTTGTCGGACATCAAGGCCGCTGCTGCGGAAAACCTGAATGAGCTCGAGGCGTCGTTCGCCGAGTACGAGGGGGAAGTGCCCGCCTCGAAATTTGCGGAGATCAAGGCGACTGCGCTCAAGGCGCATCGTGATCTGAAGGCCAAGGCGATTCGTGAGAAGTGGTCGCCGGCGCGATATGAAGTGGAAGCTGTCCGTTCCGTCTCGGGTGCCAAGCTGGACCTGGTGCGTGCTGGTGCTTCCCATGAGGGGCCTGCCATCCACGTCAGCAAGCGGGATGAATCCCCCGAGGTCATCGAGGCTGCTCTGGCTCTGTCGGCCCGCATGCCGAAGATTGAGACCCACTACAAGGAGCAGGTGATCGAGGCTGCCGCCAAGCAGTACAAGAACATCGGCATCCAGCAGCTCCTGTTGATTGCTGCTGCCTCGAATGGCATGCGTGTTTCGACCGGGGAGCGGGTGCATACCGGGAATATCCGAAGTGTGCTGAAGGCGGCGATGCCTGATGTGCATGCGAATTCGTTCTCGACCCTCGGCGTCTCGGTCTCCAACATCCTCAGCAACGTCGCCACGAAAGAGCTGGTGGCTGGCTACGAGGAAGTGGACAACACCTGGCGTGAGATCAGCCAGATCAAGTCTGTCCGCGACTTCAAGCAGGTCACCACCTATCGTCTGCTCGACGACATGGCGTATGAGCAGATCGGTCCCGGCGGCGAGATCAAGCACGGCAGTGTGTCGCAGGAGTCCTACACTCGGCAGGCCAAGACCTATGCCAAGATGTTCGCCCTGACTCGCGAAGACATCATCAATGACGACCTCGGTGTCTTTGATGATCTGCGGGTGCGCCTTGGCGCTGGTGCTGCGATGAAGATGCGGGATGTCTTCTGGGCGGCGTTCCTCGACAATGCCTCGTTCTTCACTGCTGCTCGCGGCAACTACATCACCGGCGGCACGACCACTCTGTTGACCGACGGCGTTGGTCTCGGCTTGGGCGTCAAGGCCTTCCGGACGATGACCAGTCCCTCTGCGGATGGCTCGAAGCGAATTGGCGGAGAGCCGGCCCTGCTGTTGGTTCCGCCCGAACTCGAGGTTGCTGCCAGCACTCTCTACACGGCGAACAACCTGGTCGGCGGCAGCACGACAGTGGCGAATGCCAACATCTACTTGAACAAGTATCGTCCCGTCGTCGTTTCCCAGTTGTCCGAAGCCGGATTCTCTGGGAGTTCCTCGACCGCCTGGTACCTGTTCCGCGATCCGGCGCTCTACGCTCCGATGGTCGTGTCGTTCCTCAACGGCCAGCAGTCTCCCGTCGTGGAATCGGCGGATGCAGACTTCAACACTCTCGGCATTCAGTTCCGTGGCTACCACGACTTTGGTGTGGACAAGGCGGAATACGTGTCGGGCGTGAAGTCCAAGGGCGCTGCCTGAGTTCCTGATTCCACTCTGATCCACAAGGAGATTCTACAATGGGTGCGACTTACAGGCAGGAAGGGTGTGCGATTGACTACACCCCGGGTACTGCCAAAACTGCTGGCGATGTCGTGGTCCAGAATGGGCTGCTCGGCGTCGTCAAGACTGACATTGCGGCAAATGCTCTCGGCAGCCTGACGATCGAGGGTGTCTTCCGTTTCACCAAGGCGACGAGTGCTGGCAATGCGATGGCGGTCGGACAGATCGTCTACTACGACATTGCCAATGATCGTGTCTCGACGGATGCTGCGGTTGGCGTTCCCGCCGGGAAGGTTGTGGTTGCTGCGGCGCTCGCCGACACGACTGTCGATGTTGCCATCAATGAGACCGATGGTGGATCCCAAGTGGCTAGCGTTGCTGTGGCTGCCTCCACGGCTCTCACTGCCAGCAGCACGGAAACCAACTTCGACAACTCGGTTCTGACCATTCCGGCGAATGGGCTGCGACCAGGTGACGTGGTCCGTGTTCGAGCTCAGGGCATCGCCACTGCGACGAACTCGACCGACACCCTGACTGCAAAGATCAAGCTCGGCTCGACCACGGTGGTCAGCACTGGTGCCGTTGACGTTGCCAACAATGACATCTTCTACCTCGAAGCTGACATTGTGGTGCGAACGACTGGGGCCAGCGGCACTGCAGTGGCGACGGGGGTTGCGGCGATTGGCGTGGAGGGCACCGTGACCTCTAAGCCCGCCAAGCTGGCCTCGACGACCGTTGACACGACTGCTGCCATCACCCTCGCGGTGAGCGGTCAGTGGTCAACAACCAGCGGAAGCAACAGTTGCCGTCTCGATGTCTGCAACTGGGAAATTCTGCATCGCAACTGATGACTGACATTCTGCTGTCGGCTGAATCTTGGCTGGCAGGCGTTCACAAGGCGTCTGTCAGCCAGGATGTGGTCTACCAGCGTGGATCCTCGAGCGTCAATCTCAAGGCCACTGCTGGAGCTACCCAAAGTCTGCAAATGGACCAGGGTGGTGCGATCATCGGTTTTACTTCGGTGGACTGGTTGATCACGGCAGCAGATTTGATTCTTGATGGACGAACGATTCTCCCAGAAGTCGGCGACACGATTGCGCATCAATCGCGTGTGTTTCGTGTGACTGCCGACAACTCTGGGGAACGTCCATATCGTGATAGTGGTTCTGGTGGTCTTGTCTGGCGGATTTACACGAAGCGAGTTCGGTAGTGGCCTCTCCGGTCGTTGAAGCAGTGTCTGCTGTGTTTGGTGGCGTTCGCGACCTTTTGTCCGACGGCACGATCACCATTCCAGCGCTCAAGATCCGGAAGACGTATCGGTCGCAGGCGTTTCGTGAAGAACTCGAGGAGGGTGTGACTGCGCTGGTCTATCCCCAGACGGTCAGCAGGAATCGGGCAGGCAACTCTGCTGTGTTCGATGAGTACCAGGTCGATGTGGCTGTGGAACTGGTCACAAGATTTGATCCCATGGACGAGATCAGGCAGCAGGAAACGATGCTGAACCATTGCCAAGACATTGCCGACGGTCTGTCGCGCAAGCTGGCGGTTTCGTATGGTCTTTTCGCCTCGCAGGATGGGGGGATGTTCGAGGAGACCATGATTGATGAGATGGCGATTGTGTCTGTGAAGTGCTCTGGCATTTACCGTGTGATGCACAAGGTGGCGCTGTGAGCTTTGTCAAGCAGTTTCCGGCGTACGACAAGTCGCAGGGCACGCTGGATGTCACGTTCAAGCTGCCGCCACAATTGATGGACAATCTGCGGGATCTCGGTTCTCGCAAGGTGAAAAATGCGACCCGTTCCGCACTCGGGCAAGCGGCGACGATCATCAAGAGATCAGCCGAGGGGCAAACACCGGTCTACAGCGGAATCCTGAAGCGATCATTGGGCAAGAAGGACTCTAAGCACACCGCGAAGTCAATCTATTCTCTCGTTGGCGCACGTCGGAGCTTTCAGGGGCCAAAGGTTCCGATGAATCGCCAAAGGCGCGCCAAGCGACAGATGAAGGGGGCGCAGGGTCCGATCTTCTACAAGGAATTGATCGGACGAAAGAACCAGGTCGCAAAACCATCGAAGTATCTGCACCTCGTGGAAAAGGGCTGGACTCACTACAAGACCGGAAAGCGAATCCCTGGCAAGCACATGCTTAGGAATGCGACCACGTCTTCTCGAGGTGCAGTTCTCTCAAAGATCCGTGAAGTGTTGACTGAGAAACTTCATGCGGCTGGATCATCCCAGGAAATTCCCACCACCTAACAGGAGAAACACATGCCTGTCACAGCCGCCCCAATGCAGGGCCACGGTATCTCGATCACCTTCTCGAGCGGATTCTTTGCGTGGATCACTGACGTGAATCCATCAAGCATGCGGCGGGAGGCGCTCGAGACGACGAACAGTTCGACGACGACTGCACGCACATTCATTCCGGAAAAGCTCGTCAACTACGGCGATCTTCGGGTGACCATGCAGTTCGATGCCAGCAAGGATCCTCCGATCGAGGGTGCTGCCGAGGCTATCACGATCACGTATCCGATGGCTTCTGGTGCCAGCACTGCCGCGACCTGGACTGGAACGGGTTTCATGACCGCATACGAGCCAACGGTGCCGATCAATGGTATCATGACGGCTACGGCGACCATCAAGTGGACTGGTGCCATCACTGTCAACTCGGCTGCATAACATGACACTACGAGACTCCCTATTTTCCGCTGCCAAGACTGTTGCAAAGCAGCCTGTCGATGTCTCCAAGTGGATCGCCGGAAGCGATGTGTTTGTCAAGGTTCTGACTGGCACTGAACTCGACCGATACACTGATTCCGTCAGGCAGGCACAGGAATCGAAGCATTACGCAAAGGCGAATGCCACACTGGTGGCATTGTCTCTGTGTGATGGCGATGGGAATCCTCTGGCAACGATTGATGACGTTCCGGCAATCTGTGACTGGAACGCCAAGTTGCTCGACAAGATCTTCAATGCTGCTTTCGAGCTGAACCGGATTGGCGTCGAGGAGTCGGAGCAAACCGAAAAAAACTGAGATCGCACCCAAGTCGGCTGTTCTGGTTCTTTCTGGCCCGGAACTTCGGATGTACGGTGCGTGAACTGCAGGAGAGAATGGATGCGGTAGAGTTTGCTGAATGGCAAGCGTACTACCGCATTCAGCCTTTTGGGGACGACTGGGCGCAAGCCAGCACAGTCGCGTGGATGCTCTACCAGGTCAATCGAACGAGCAAAAGCGACAACCTGTCTATGGACACCTTCCTGCCGAAGTCTTTCGGAATTGGATTGACTCCAGACAGAACGCGTGTTGCGACTCCAGTGGACGTAACTGCCAAGCTGATGCAGTGGGCCAAACTTAACGGGGTGAAGCATGTCGGGTAGCAGCAGTCTTGGCACAATGACGGTTGGCGTCAGCGCCAATGTTGATCCAGCGACAAAAGCTGTTGATGCCCTGATTGGTCGCATGGATCGCCTGTTTGAAGTCGTGTCCAAGGCTGGAAAAGGATCTGGCGGTCTGCAGGAATGGGAGCGTACTTTTGATCGGCAGCGTAAAGCGGTCGATGACATGGCGAAGTCATATACGGACTTCAAGGGCATTCCGGCTGCACCAGGTGGAGTTGGAGGAGCTGAGACTGCAACAAAAGCTATGCAGGATCTCGGAACACAGGCGAACCGTACGAGGTATGCTGTATTGAATCTGGGATATGGTGTTCAGGACGCAGTGACAGTATTTGGAACCAGTGGTTTTGCTGGGGCATTGCGAGCATCGGCGAACAATTTGAGTGGCCTTGGCGTGATCATGGCCAATACACAGGGGGGGTTGGCTGGGCTCAAGGCAGCATTGATGGGGCCAGAGTTCGCGATTCTTGGCATAGCCACGGCGCTGATGTTGGCAGCAGATGCATTTGCCTCATACAGCAAGCAGCAACAGAAAATGCTTGATGATGATGCAGAGAAGCGGCTCGGGCGATTTCGTCCGCAAGAGGAAATTGCCAATGCCGGAAGGCGTAAGCAGTTGCAGCAGGAAATGGATAACCTCAAGCGACTTGGTCCGGCTATGGATGCGCTAAATCAAAAACAGCAGGAATCGGCAGTGGCTCAAGAGAAGTACAATGCCGCTCTGCAGCAGGATGCTGCGTTTTCTGACCGTTTGGCGAAGATGAACAAACAAAAGCAGGCGCTCGATGATTTGGCGCAGGCCGAACAGAAGGCGTCACGGCAAAAAAACAGGCCGGTAGCTGCTTTTATGCAGGGGGATACAGATGAAGAGCGGCGTGCCAACTTTCTTTTTGCGATGAGGGTACAAGGACAGGGATTGACGTCAGCACAGCTCGGTGCCGACATTAAGCTGGTGCAATCTCAGCGCGATGAAAACGCGAAACAGGTAGAGTCGCTGAGAAAAGAAGCTGCCTCTGCCGATGAGGCCCGAATGGCGACAGAAAAGAAAGTCAATGAACTGCAAAAAGGCGCTGCCGACATGGGCCTGCGTGATAGGCTCGATGAAGTTCAGCAGAAGAAAAAGGCGCTCGCTGACGAAGAGCAACGATTGCGGCAGGCCAATGAGTCCATTGCCAAGGAGATGCAGAACAATGCGAAGATGGATGCATTGATTGCAGAGAACAGACGCAAGAATGAAGCATGGAAAGCAGCAGGCGCGCCTCGCGGCGAAGAGAAATTGGCATGGCTGAAAGAAGATCCGTCACGAGCGCCAACGCGCGAAGAGAAGGATGCAATAAAGCGCATGCAAGAAAAGTATCCCGGCTTATCGCGCGGTGAGCTTGAGGGAAAGATGGAGGAAGAGCGTAAGGCCAACGAGGAGAGGATAGCGGCAATCCAGAAGCAGAGAACTGCACTCGATGGAATGGTTTGGGTCTTGCAGAAAGGAATCGATCTGATGAAGGGCACTCCAGCAGAGTATCGCGATTTCCAAGAGCAGGAGAGTAATCTCGAGTACCGGCTTAGCTTTCTGGCAAAGCGTCGTCGCGAACTTACAGCACAATCCCGAGCAGGGATGGCCAACGTGGGCGTGGCTGCATTTGAATCATCGGCAGCATACGAGGCACTTGCCAAATCGAGAATGCAGCCTGCTGGTGACACCGACGTTCTTCAAAGGATTGCGAAAGCGCAGGAAACCGCTACAAAAGAGTTGGCGGCGATTCGTGAGAAACTGGACCCTGGTCGAGGGGCACGCATCGCGATTCTGGAGAAGATTGAGTAATGGCTACACAGATCAGCGAGGTCGTCGGAGCAACGGCAAACTTTACGCTACAGGGTCAGGAGACCTACGAGCGTGTCTTCGAGCTTGTCTACGATGACGCAGTCTTCAATGCTGCGGATGTCGTCACAAACCCTCTTCTGCCTCCACTGTTGTCGCTATATGCACCATGGTCATCAGCAGTGCATATCAGCAGGCAGGCACGTCATTCTGGTGGTCGTGGCGCACCTCATGTCTGGACGGTCACTTGTCAATATTCGGCCCAACAAAGCAGCAACCAGAATCAACAACAGGATCCCGAGGTTCAACTCCCAAGGATTTCGTGGGCCACCAACAATCAGCAGGTCTATCGAGAACGGGATCGGCGAGGCAAGAAGAAGTGCAATTCGGCTGGCGATCCTTTCATTCCCGTCACGCCGACATACGAGGGGATCCGTGTCGCCACAGTCAAGTACTTCGTTCGACAGAAACCTGCTGGCCTGCTGGACCTGGTCAACAAGATCAACAGCAACACATTCACGGTCGATGGAGAGTATGTCGCCAAGCACTGTTGCCGCATCTCTGACATCCAGGTGAGTGAGCCACGGATTGAACGAGGAGTGACTGGTCGCGACATTACGGTGCAGTTTCAGATTGGGCCGACGAAGACATTGGTAAATGCTGGAGACGTATCCGGCATCGGAATCAATGCGAATGTCGAGAGCAACAAGGTCGTCGGATACTGGATACCTGAGACTCTTGATCGTGGCAGACGTGAGATTCGGGCGATCCCCCCATACACGACACTGATTCCCGTAGTGACCCGCGACGGAAGCGAGCCAACAGAACCGTCGCAATTGGATGGCCAAGGAGTTGCTCTCGAGCCGCCAGTCGCAGATGGAGCCGAGGTGTACCGCTACTGGTACGATTACGAAGAGGCTGACTTCTCACTGATCCGATTGGAATAGGTGCCACATGGCGAATGAGATCAACATCACGATTGCGACAACTCTTGCCAATCCAGTGGATTCTGCGAGCGGTGGCCTGCGTGATCAATACACGAGCGGTGGCGTTCGTATCAATCAGACTACAGCAGGGTTCTTTTCTGCAGTTGTCTCGACCAGCACATCCGAGGCGGCATTCCCGTCTTCTGGCCTCGGTACGAACGGACTGATGGTCCTGCAAAATCTCGACACAACGAATGACATCGACTATGGGGCGGCATCTGGTGGCTCTATGGTTGCTGCTGGCACGCTGAAGGCAAATGGAACTCCACACCTGATCTATTGCAAAAGTACCGCGACGTTTCGCCACAAGGCGTCTGCAGGTACACCGAAGTTGCTGATCCGCATTTACGAGGTCTGACATGGCTGAGGATGGAGTCATTTTCGGCCCCGAAGCAATTCGGCAGATCACGGACGTTGTGCGCATTGTGCTGTCGCAGATTGATCCTTCATTTCAGTTGGGGATGTCGGAGTCGCAAGAGACCAGAAAGCCGACGATCTTTGGCTACACTGATGCTGCCGGTGCCATTGGGACGTATGTCACTGTGTCGATTTACAAGCGTGTCTACAACAGCACTGCCGAGACTGACACAGGCAAAAACATCGAGGCCTGGTGTGGGTCAGGTGCTGTCAGTGCAAACACTCGAGTGATTGTGCAACGATTTGTCTGGGGCTGGGAAATCATTCAGGCTCGGTGTGGTACCTGACCATGTTTTTCGGATGTCAGTGCTGTGGGGCAGGTGATTTTTACTGGCTGAGGAAATACGCTGACTCCTCGCAGGTGAACGTCATTGCCGAGGTAGATGTTGCGAAGTTTCGCAATACTGGCGACCCAAAAAAAGACTATCCAATTCCTCGCGATGTGACTGTGAGAGACAGTAAGGTTGAGGTTATTTCGAATGATAGCGATCTGAGCCCGACTATCTGGATGAGGCATGTTTACAACA